AGAGATTTTCCAGAGCTTGGTAGTAAAGGATCACAAAATCCTGCATGGCAATATGTATATAATCAAACTATTACAGATAGTAAAAATACTCCAGAGGTAAAGAAAGCACTTGAAGAAAACTTTAATGAAGAAGTTGCTATAAATATAGTTGATGATGTTGTTGAAGTTATTGAATATCTTGGAGATATAGAAGGTTATAAAGAACATGGTTATAAAGATGGAGTAGGTAAACACGCAACTATATCAGTTGGTGCAGGATTTAATATTAAGTTTTTAACAGATGAAGATCTAGCTATACTAAGTGATGATGGTCGAGCAAAGGTAAAAGAGTTACAAAGACTTTTAAAACAAGTGCCATCAGGAAGAATGTCACTTGATGACATTGAGGCTTATAGTAAAAAGCAAGGTATTACTATTACAGAAGAACAATCACAAAAAATATTTAGAAATAAAGTAACAAGATTATATAAACAGTTTACTACTGAGTTTCCAAACTTTACAACATTAAGTCCAGAAAGACAAAGTGCATTGATAGATCATGCTTACCAAATGGGATATGGTGCAGGAGAGTTTACAAAATATTGGAAAGAAGTATCAAGAGGTTTAAAAACAAATGATCCTAAGAGAAGAGATTATCATTTTATGATGGCAGGGTCACATTTGATTTATAATTTTAATACTGAAGCACAAGAGGCAATGAGTAATCTTTTTGTAACTGGTGAAACATTATTAAATCAACAATTTCAACAATATGGTTTATTTGGTAATGATAGAATATATGATAGAGCAGAACTTTTAGGTTTTATATCAGATAATAAACCAACTTATATGGATAAGGCAGGAGTATTTACAAGAAAAGTAGCTAGAAAAATTAAACAAGAAACAAAAGATTTGATTAACTAAATGTCAGAATTATTATTTAGACCAATAGATTTTAAGAAATATGAAACAGATGGTGTTGTTGATTTCACACCTATTCATTTATCATTGCGAGATAATATAGGCACAGTAGATCCATCTTTTACAGAAAGTTTTTGGTCAGGCATTAAGTATCAGTGGTTACCTATAACAAATAGAACAGCAGAACTATATCAGTTTAGTGATGTAGAACATGATGATACTTTTGATTTTAAAACAAGAGTTAAAGAAGATGGCACATTTATTTATGCTGAAGAACTATCACGAGCAAAAAATAATGAACATTATGATTATATTCTTAATAATATTAGAGCCATAGAACAGAATAGATCTCAATATGAAAGAGCAGGTATAGGTGGCTCTTTAGTTGCAGGTGTTGTTGATCCTTTGAACATAGCATTTATGATACCAGTTTTTAATGTTGGTATTCGTGCCGCTTGGGGTGCAAAAAGTGCATTGGGTGTAGGATATGAAACAGCCAAGTTAGGTGGTATTTTTGGTGTAACAAGTGAGTTACTACGTGCGCCTTTTGATCCATTTAGTACAGCACAAGAAGTGACAGCTAATATAGCAACTAATACAGCTTTTGCAGGTTTATTAGGTGGTGGTGCTAGAACTGTAGCAAATGGTTTGACTGGCATAGGCTCAAGAATAAGACAAGCTAAAAATCCTAATACATCTTCTAATGTTATAGAAGAGATTAGAGAAGCAAGAAAGAATATGGTATCAGATGAAGGATTACCTAAAACACCTTTAACTAAATTTTCTTTGATAGGCAGGTTTATACCTGCTGAAAGAATACAAAGATTAATTTACAAAGATGGAAAGAATGTTAAAGAAGCACCTGATTATGTCCGTGAAGCACATATGAAAATTGCACATAATGGTGTTACACCTTTGAAGAAAAACTATCTTGGTATGGGTGAGCAATCTATAGATATGTTACAGACTGAGTATGGTGCTTTAGGATTGCAGGTTGAACAATACTGGAGAAAGTTATGGAATAAAAATCTAACAAACTTAGATGGCACTGGTCAGCTTGGTGGTTTAGATTATCGTAGTACAAAAGTATCTATGGATAGATATATGGGTAAAGACCCACAAACATATGCTAGTAGTTCTACTGGTGAAATAAAGACACCTACATTTGATGAATTTGCAGAAGAAATAATAGAACTTTCTATTTTAAATGGAAATAAATCTTGGAATAAAAGATATTATCAAGATCTCCCTGAGTTTAAAAAACTTGCTATACAACGACTAGAAGATTTTCTACGAGATATAGATCAAAGAGGACAAGATGCCAAACTATTCCATGATAGAACAACTATAAAGGCTAATATCAAAGAGCTTCAAACTAAAATAGATGATTATGAAAAACGTATTAGAGTAGAAAAAGATCCACAGTTTAAAAAAATATTACAAATTAATCTTAAAAATTTAAAAGATAAAACTACTTTTTACGAACAATATGTACCAACAAGAAAAGATTATAAGTTTCCTTTGTATTATAACAAAGAGATGTTAATTCAAGATGAAGCCGCACAAGAAGAACTTATACAAATATTCACAAAACATTTTTTAGATCAAAGTAAGGTAACAAGATGGAATGAAACTACCAATAGTTATGAAGATGTTAGAATATTTGATAATGCAGTCGGTAAAGAAAATGCGAGAAAGTATGCAGAAGAAGTAGTAGATGCAATACTTGAAAGAGGTGATGATGCTTATGAATATGGCACTGGGATAGGTAAAGGTAAACATCTTATGATGAGGGTAACAAATATACCTGAACATAAAGTAATGAAATTTATAGTTAAAGATCCTAGAGTTATGACAGAATATGCCAAAAAAATGGGATTTAGAATAGAGTTTGCAAGAAAATTTGGTGATGTAGATATTGATGATTTAGTTAATACTTTTGAACTACGAATGCAAAAAGATGGCTATACTGCAAAACAAATAGCTGAAATAAAATCTGACTTTCTATCTGACTTTGAAAGAATAGCAGGGCAGATGGTACGAGATCCTCAAAGAGCAGACACAAAGTTTGCTAGAAATATTAAAAGAGTTGCAGGTATGAGTTACTTATATGGTGCAGGTATAAGTTCTCTGACAGAAACTCTTGCAATGCCTATATTTGAGCATGGGTTTGGTAGGGTATTTCGTGGGATAGTAGCAGGTATTGATGGTAATTTTGATAAAATGAGAGCTAATGCAAGAGATCTAATGCATATGGGTGAAGGCTTAGAGATGATTAGACCTACTGCACATCATAGAATATTACATGATAATCTTAGACCTTTACAAGTTGGTAGAATAGAAAGAGGTTTAGAGATTGCAGAGAACTGGTTTTATAAAGCTAATGGACTTGCACCAATAACAAGTGTTGGTAAGCTAATTGACTCAGCAGTAAGGATACCAAAGTTTTATAATCAACTTAAAAAGTATAATGATGGTACAATAAGCAAGTTAGATATTATAGAACTTGCTAGATATGGCATTGATGAAAAATTAGCTAAACGTATGTTTAATAATGGTGCATGGCAAGAAACTGATAGTGGTATGCCATTGTTAAACATACAAGGGTGGTCTACAAAAACTAAAGCAGATCGTGAATTAAAACAAGCAGTTACAGCATATTTCAATACTGCATCTAGGAATACTATTATTCATGCTACTGCCTTTGATAGACCTACTATGATGGACGGATTTGTCTATAAAAAATGGCAACCTTATATGAGTAGAATGGGTATTGAACCTGATCCAAGAGCATCAGTAGGTAAAAGAGCTAATGGTACATATGCTTTTCCAGTGGCACGATTAGAGTCTGGCACAATGGCTTTTCCATTTCAGTTTTATAATTTTGCATTTGCTGCTCATAGAAGAATACTAGGTGCAATGATGGACCCAGCTAAACAACATAGATTATCAGGTATGGTTGCCTTACTTGGTATGAGTTATATTACCTTATCACTCAAGAAGCCTGATTGGTGGTTTGAAAATAAAGATTATCCTGAGTTGTTAATGAGAATAGTAGATCATAGTGGTGTTACTGGATTGTATGCAGATTTATTTTATCATGGTTTAAATGTGGCAGTAGCTTCTGGTTTACATGATCCTGATACTAGTTGGTTAAAGGGTAGATATAAAGCTGATGGTTGGGATACTGCCTTTGGTTTTGTAGGTGCTTCACCTAATATGTTAAGAGAATGGGTAGAAGGAACTAATGATTTACTAAATGATAGGACAGAAGAAGGATTAAAAAAAATAAGTTATAATTTTCCTGCACTCAGTTTATTAGGTTTAGATGATGATCTTAGAGCTTTGGGTGAAAAGGAAAAATTTAGATATTAATAGACATTTGTAACAAAAACTAGTAAAGGTAAGATATGACTATAGCTTTGAGTGCAAATACACCACGAGTGAGTTACACAGTAAGTCAGGGAGCAACTCAAACCTCATTTGCTGTACCATTTGTGTTTTTTACTGCATCAACAGACTTAAATGTTTTTGTTGATAATACTGAACGTACTTTTGATGCAAGTACAAGTAATACAACATTATATACTGTAAGTGGTGGCAGTGGTTCTACTGGAACTGTAACTACTTCTGTCACTGGTGCTACTGGTGGCAGTACTGTTGTCATCACTAGAGCAATACCTTTGTCACGGACTACAGACTTTCCAAGTTCAGGTGCTTTTGAAATATCAAAACTAAATACTGAACTGGATACTGTGACTGCAATACAGTCTGACTTTAACGACTCAGCCTCACGAGCAATAAGATTACAAGATTCTGATAGTGCTGTGTCTATGGAGTTACCATTACTTGCATCAAGAAAAGGTACAGTATTAGGATTTAATGCTACTACTGGTGCGGCTGAAGCAGGTCCAACTATTGCGAATGTAAATTCTTTAGCTGATATAACTTCTAATATTAATACAGTAGGAGGTATAAGTGCTAATGTTACAACGGTAGCAGGGATTGCAAGTGATGTTACTACAGTTGCAGGAATATCTAGTAATGTTAGTACTGTAGCAGGTATATCAAGTAATGTTACTACTGTAGCAGGTAAGGCATCATTAATTACATCTGATTTTGCCTCTGATATGGCACTTATAGATAGCACATTTGTTTCAAAAATGAACTTAGTTACTAGTGATTTTGTAACAGATATGGCGGCAGTTACATCAGATTTTATTAGTGATTTAAATGATTTGGCTACTACAGCTATAATTCAAGATCTAGATTTATTGGCTACATCAGATTTTATAAGTGATCTAAATCAAGTAGAAGGCATAAAAGCAAATGTAACTACTGTAGCAGGGGTTGCAAGTAACGTGAGTACTGTTGCAGGTATCGCTAGTAATGTTACAGCAGTTGCAGGAGATGCTTCTGATATAGGTACAGTTGCAACTAATATTTCGAATGTAAATACAGTTGCAGGTGTTAGTTCGAATGTAACAACTGTAGCAGGAATATCCTCTAATGTTACAACAGTGGCAGGTGTGGCAAGTAATGTCACTACTGTTGCAGGTGATACATCTGCAATAAATACTGTAGCTGGTGATTCAACTAATATTGGTACTGTTGCAACAAATATATCTACAATTAATTCTGTGGCGGCTACTGTAGGTGGTTCAAAAACATATACAGTAACTGTAGCAAATGTTGGTGGCTCTAATATATTTCTTTTAGATGGAGCTAATAATCCTGCAATAACACTAACTAGAGGTTTTACTTATATATTCGATCAAAGTGATTCATCAAATGCTACACACCCTTTAGCATTTAAAAATGGATCTTCAGCATATACAACTGGTGTTACAGTTACAGGAACAGCAGGTCAAGCAGGTGCAAAAGTAACATTTGTTGTTCCTGATGATGCTCCTGCTACAGGACTTAGATATTATTGTACTACACATGGAAATGCTATGGGTAATACAATAACTACAGTCACAAATGATATTGCAACTGTAGTAGCTAATCTTGATGCAGTA